TAGTTCCAAGAGACCATTTAAAAGAATTATTTCCTCAGTTTAAATCAAAAATTACTAAATCTAATAGTAATGAAAACTTTGAATATACTTATTCTAATAAAGACAGAGGAGAAGAACAAGTAGACTTTACTTATAAAGATATAGGCTCAGAATCTATTGATCCATTAACTGGAGAAAAAGATGATATACTTGAGTTATTTGAATTGTTTGAAAAAATAAAAATAGAATACACTAATGTATTTTATAAGATACCTGTTAATAAAGAACAATTAGCAAAAATACAAGAACAGGTACAAGTTAAATTAGCTGAAGTAAGTAAAGAACAAGCTGTAGTTTTAAAAGAACGAGTTTCTAAAATGCAAAAAGCTGTTCAGTCTGGAGATATGCTACCAGAAAGAATGCAACTAGAATTAGAAAAAGCACAAAAAGAACAACAAGCTGAGTTACAACAAATACAACTTCAATATCAAAGTCAATTACAAAGAGAACAAGAAAAAACTGCTAATGTTATTATCTCTAAAAAAGAGTACGACCTTATGGTTAAAAATAAAGTAGACTTTGTTAAGAATATTATTAATGTTGTTCCTTTCTTTCAATCAAGAGTTAAACAAACTTGTGTTATTGGTGATCAAATGCTTTATGAAACAGTTTTACCTGAAAAGATTACAGAGTATCCTATTGTTCCTATACATTTTAAATGGACAGGTACTCCTTATCCTATGAGTGCAGTTTCACCTTTAGTAGGAAAACAACAAGAAATTAATAAATCTCATCAACTTTTAATACACAATGCTTCTTTAGGAAGTAGTTTAAGATGGATGTTTGAAGAAGGCTCTGTAGATACTGATTACTGGGAAAGATATTCTAGTTCTCCTGGTGCATTGCTACCTATTAGACCTGGTTCTCAACCTCCTACTCCTGTTCAACCTGCTCCTTTAAATAATGCTTTTTATCAAATAGTTCAAAACTCTAAACAAGATATGGAATATTTAGCAGGTATTTATTCTTCTATGATGGGAGATACTGGAGGGCAGCATGAAACATATAGAGGTATGTTAGCTACTGATGAGTATGGAACACGAAGAATTAAACAATGGTTAAAAAATAGTATTGAGCCTTCCCTAAAACAATTAGGTACTGTAGTAATGCAGTATGCTCAATCTGTTTATACTGCTCATAAAGTATTTAGAATAGTTCAACCTAGTGCTTTGCAAGAAGGAAGAGATGTTGAGATGAATGTTCCTTTATATAGTGATAAGGGTAAAGCTATAGGTAAATCTTTAGATATAACTACAGCTAAGTTTGATATTAGAATTATAGCTGGTTCTACAATGCCTATAAATAGATGGGCTTATTTAGATGAGCTAAAACAAATGCTACAATTAGGAGTTATTGATGATGTGGCTTTATTGGCTGAAACTGACTTAAAAGATAAAGAAGCTATTGCTAAGAGAAAAAGTTTATATTCTCAGTTATCTGGACAAGTTAAAGGAGCTCAGTCTACAATAAAAGACCAGGCTGGTACAATAGAAACTCTTGAGAGGCAAGTAGTTCAAGCAAACATAAGAATGAAAGTTATGGCTGCTGAAATGGAAGTCTTTAAAAAGAAAGAAGAGGCTAAGGGCAAGATACAAAGAGCTCAATCTTCTGTAGAGGATAATGCTAAGCAAGAAAGAGCAAAGCAAAAATCTACTACAGATATGCTTCTTTCTAAATTAGGAGATACAGTCAATAGGACTGAAAGAAATTTAGGAGCATCTATGGCAGATGCCGATAAACGAATGCAAGAAAATGCAAGAGAGCAACAAAAAAGTGTTGCTAAAGAAAATAATAAGTCTTAAATTAACAACATTTAATTTATAAGGAGAGAAACATGGACCAAGATACAAGTAACCCAGATACTTTGCCTTCCGATAACAAAGAAGCACAAAATGAAGTATTTGGCTCTAGTACCGAGTTCTTTGAACAATTGGAGCAGGAAGTCAATGGAGGCGTAGATGATAGCCTTCTTGAACAAATGAACCAAGCACCCCCTGAGGCGAGAAATGAACCCCCTGTCTCAAACGAGGGCCCTCAACAGGCAACCCCTCAAAATATACAGGGCAATAGTAACTCAATCGATTGGGAAAAACGATACAAAGATTCAAGTAGGGAAGCTCAAAAACTTTCGGCCAAAGTTAAACAGCTAAGACCTTTTGAACCTTTGATGGATGTCATGCGTAAGGATGATGGTTTAGTGACACACATTAAGGACTATTTGCAAAATGGTGGTTCCCCAGCAAAATCTGTTAAAGAAGAGCTGGGTTTAAATGAAGATTTTCATTACGATCCAAATGAAGCTTTAGATAACCCTGAATCTGATTCAGCTAAAGTTTTTAATGCGAGCGTTGATAAAGCTGTAGAAACTAAGGTTTCAAAAGCTCTTCAAGAAGAAAATCAGAAAAAAGCTAAAGCAATGGCACAACAAAAATTAGCTCAAGAAGCGAATAAGTTTCAAAAAGCTAATAATCTAGATGCTGAGTCAATGAAAGCTGTATTACAAAAAGCATATAAATCAAAATTAACTTTTGATGACGCTTATTTACTTTTAAATAAAGGTAAGTCAGCTCAAAATATTGCGAACAATGTAAGACAGGAAGTTGTTCAACAAATGGAAAATGTGCGAAATATTCCTCAAAGTGCGAGCCAAACTAACAGTGCGCAGGCAGAAAAAAGTAAGTCCGACCAAATATTTGATAATTTATTAGGTACGGACGAAACTGTAGATAATCTGTTCGGTTAGCCTTAAAGATCAGGCTTCCGAATGTAACTCGTAACATAGGAGGACATTAAAATGTCTGATTTATTTAAAACTGGTGATTTATCGCCAGGCTCGAGTACTGGGATTACTACCCCTGGACTACCTTCTGGTGGAATGGGGAATCCCGATACTGGTGATCTAAGAAGAAAGTATAATTTCGGTGATCGTGTCTCTGAGTTGTCTATTGCTCAAGATCCTTTTTTTAGGTTCTTAAGTAAGGTTTCTAAAAAACCAACTGACGATCCTCAATTCAAGTTTACCGAAAAAAGGCATTCTTTTCATAAAAGATATGCTTATGTAACTGCTCATCATACATCAAGTGCTGTAAGTACTGTTGCTGCGACTGTAACTGCAACTGATATTGACGTAGATGACGTTTACTATTGGAAAATGGAAGCTGATTACAAAACTGGTGGAAACATCACTTCTGTATATGGTAATGCTAGCAATCAAGTTAATATAGGGTCAACAGGCACAAAGCCTGCTTTCTTTATGCAAAATCAAGTTGTTAAAATTAACTTTAATAGCTCATTACCAACAGTATCTTCATACGCAGGAAACGACTATATTCTTTGTAGAGTAATGGAAGTTACTGATAATGGTGAAGCTGTTATCCTAAAAACTAAAGTTGTTAAAACTTTAAACACAGCAACAAATAACAAGTTATGTTCATTCAAAGCAACTACTACAAGTATGACTGGTGAGAATGTTAATTCTTTAAGTGACTCATCTTCTGCAGGTATTGAACCTAAGAAGTGTTATGTTGTTGGAAATGCACATGAAGAAGGTTCTGGGTATCCTGAAACTTGGAAAGATCAGCCTTATTCTACAAGCTATGGTCAAACTCAAATATGGAAAACATCTTGCGCAATGACTAACACTGCAAGAGCAACTGCTCTAAGATATGACCAAAATGAGTGGGCTAGAGTATGGAAAGAAAAGCTGATTGAACATAAGTTCGATATGGAACAATCTTTATTGTTTGGTGCTCAAGAAAGTAAAGATGGTATTAATTATACCGAAGGTGCTATTAATTGGATTCTAGGAAAAGCTAATATATTTAGTGGATTCAGCATATCAAGTTATACTGCTGATGATTTCTTAGATGACATGTCTGCATACATGGACCCACGTTATGGTGGTGGTGGTTCAACAGTATTTTTCTGTTCTACTGCTGTATATAACTGGTTACATAAATTAGGTGGATACTTCAAAAATAACGTTGAATTATCTTCTAATTTTAGAGCAGATATGGCTATTACAGGCAAAAAGAAAGTATTCGGTGTTGACATCACTACAATTTCTACTCCTTATGGAGATATGAATGTAGCTAGAAATATTCACTTAGATGGTACTGATATAAGCATACTTGCTATTGATATGAAGCATGCTGCATACAGACCTCTAGTGGGTAATGGTCTCAACAGAGATACTTCAGTGTACGTTGGTGTTCAAACTCTAGAGAACAGTGGTATCGATAGACGTGTGGACTTAATCTTAACAGAAGCAGGAATGGAATGGCAAATGCCTGAAGCTCATGCTATCTGGAAATCATAGGAGGCTTGAAAATGGCAAACAATATACCATTATATGGTGCTAATAAAGCAGGTGGTGATCTTGGCGACCTTCAAGACTTTGTTGAGGGTTCTATGAAAGTAGCAGAGTATAGTGCTAATTTAGACGCAAATGCTTCTGATGTAGTAGTTCATACTGCGGCTGCTCAAGGAACTCACATGCTAGGTTACTCTTTATATGTTTCTAATGTAAAGGGTGCTGCTGGAGATTTCCAAGCCAACATCGAAGTTAATTCAATCGATGGGCCTTTAACAGTTGCTGGTCAATCTGGTGAAGTGTTTGGAGGTGGAGGTGAGCTTGCAAATACTGAAACAGTTAGCATAGTATTAACAGGTTCTGCTGGAGACACTGCTGATGTAAGAGTGATTGTCTGGGGTTCTGCTAATACTGACCTAACTTAGGAGGTAAACGATGGCAAGTAAATACTGGATAGGCAACGAGCCTTCGAGCGATGTAACTAGTGCGCAAGCCCAAAAGATTGCTGCTGCGCCTGCAGGTGCTATCACTGATTTAACAGATAGTACAGGTGGAGCGGTGTCTGATACTTGCAACGATACTAGCGCTAATACGAAAGATGATTTAGCGTCTATTATTGCTAAGGTAAACGGCATAATTGCTGCATTAAGAGCTCACGGAATCGTAGCTGAGTAATAAATAGTCAAGGGCGTCACACAGGAAGTCTTCTCTCCCCGCGTGGCGCCTAAGACTTAAATAAAAGGAATAAATGGCACAAACGGTACAACAGACAGTAGAAGCAAGATTAGGAGTATCAATACCTGATGCATCAAATGTAGTTGAAGTCACAGACTTGGGACAATATATGCAAGATGGTATATCAGAAATATACAGAGGTCTACAAAGGCAAAATGCAGTAGACGAACTTAGATTATTTTTGGGTAATAGTTCTATATTAAGAACAATGGTAACTGTAGGATGTACTAGTGCTAACCCAGCTGTCTTTGCATCAACAGGACATTACTTTCAAGTTGGTGATTATGTTAAGCTTGATAAATTTGTTCAAAATGCAAGCTTAAATGAAACTGTGCAAAAAGTTGCAACAATAGCAACAAATAGTTTTACTCTTGAAAATATTACCACAGGAGTACTTGAAACTGGCCCAGGTGGAACAGCTG